CCAGGCGCTGAAACTCTAAAGGTATTTCATTGGCATCGTGACGCTCACATCGCCACGTTGAATCTTCTAACGGCGTCACATTGGCGCAAGTGCGACAGTTTGATTCTTTAGTTGGCTCTTGCTTATGACAAAACTGGTAAGCGTCACAAAATTTGCATTCGTACCAACTGGGGTCAGTGCTAATAGGAGGTGGCAGACGCTCTTCTAGTGCTAATCTCTTGCCCCGTGCTATGGCTTTGTCGGCGGCCTCCTTTTCATAGTTCACACGCTCGGTGTAAATGCGGTCATCGTCTTTACACACAGCTAGGTAAAATGCTCGGTCTATGCCTGTACCCTGCATATAGACCTGCATTTGCACCCAGTGCATAGGCTTAGACTTCTTGACGCCGTTCTTAACCATATCGTCAAATGACTTCTTGCTATGGGTCTTAAACTCAGCAACGTGACGCTTGTTTGGTGCTTCAGGCAAGCCACCTTCAATCACGCCATCAATGCTCCCTGACACATGAGCGCCAAAAGTTACCCGAGCTTGGTTCTCATTGGTGTTTCTAATGTCAACCCCAATATCTCTTAGATCACGGACAATAGTTGTTTCTTCCATTTGCCCACGCCTAAATAAGCGCAGCACTCGGCCAGGAAACTGGGGCAACACAGCCCACCTAAAAGACAGCCAAAGCCATCTGTCACACGGGTGTCCTAGAGTGCTTGCACCCATATGGGGTCGGGGTAGCTCTGCTATCTTTTCGTGATGAGCGTCAATCAAATTTTGCACGTTGTGCATCGGCTCGGGTATAATCATTTTCATCTCCTTGGGTGTAAATCCCAACTTTGCCCCTAGCGAAAACTAGGGGCTTTTTTTGTTTAATTCGCTTTTTGCCAAGGAGGTGCTGATTTACTTGTCTCAGATGTCTTTGCTACTGGTTGTGCAAAAGATGCTACTGGCTTGCTGCCTTCTATTGCCTTGTAGCCCTTAACCTCATTAGACGCACCGTATTGACCCTCTGCGGCCTTCACAGTTACCTTGATAGATAATGCTCCACCAATTAACTGATCGGTGTTTGTCACACGAGCTAACCCTATTGCTCGCATAATGTCGCCTAAGTTCTGACGACCTATTTCTTCAGCCTGACTGTTTTGGTTGCGAATGTTAATGTTGCTAAACACCACACGACCTTGCCCGCTATCACCTGTAATGTCAAAGCGAATCTTAATGTACTCGCCTGTACCATTCTTGGTTTGCTTAACTTCTGCGCTATGCACAAATGCTGTGTACCAACCAGCTGGTAAAAGATCATAGTTGTTTGTGCCAACGGGTAATTGTTCTACATCAAATGTTTGGTTAAGTTCCATGATTTATTCCTTTGGGATAATAATTGAAAATGAAGGGCGACCAGGTGTCGTCGTAATTGCATCCAACAGCAAGTTAGTAATACTAGGGTCTGTCGCTTTCCAAACCGTTGTGTTTATCTCAGGCTTGAATCTAAACAGTGCGCTGATGTGATCTTGCAATCCATTTGATAACGCCAATTCTTGCAACTTCTCAGCGTCTACCTTGCGGTTCATGCGCCCAACTACCTTGATTTTGTAGTCGCCACATTCGGCGTTTTCAGTGCCTTCAAGCGCCTCTGGAATGCCTAGGAGTGATAAAAGTCTGTCCTCGGTCTTGCGTCGCCATTCGATAGCCTCGGTTTCTGAGGCTTTGGCTTTAATCCATGCCTGCGTTAGGACTTCTAAATTGTCCATTAATCAGTGCTCCTTTCAATCATTTCGTCCGCAATTTTGTATGCTGTTTCTGTAATTTCAAAGACATTGTCAACTTGCTCAGACTTGTATTGTCTTGTGGCATCCAAATTTGCTGTAATAATTAAAGATTGCATTGCTTTTGCTGCGAAGTAATCACGAGCAGAAATTCCTCTTTGGAATTCTTTTAAGTTTTCATCACTAAGGGGGTATGCGTATTCCATAATTAGCCACCCATCTTGGCGATGATTGCTGATAAGTCAGGCGCTTCCCATGCGCCTAGCTTGCCTGAGCGGTCTTTGGCAAGCCAAATACCGTCTGAGTCGCACATCAGCGCCCGTTGCGCCACGCCATCCGCATCTTTCTCCACACGGAGTGCGAGTACTTCGTCAAAGAAGTAAGGTAATGATTGCCCTGTTTTGTTGCCCGGCATACTAGGGGCGTAAAGCAATCGCCCTGTTTCATCTTGCGACTTCTCGCACTTGGCGGTAAAGTAAACGTGCTTACCTGGTATGTCACGAAATGCACGAATGATGCTAGCCATTTGCTCTTGCATAGCGCCATAAGCCTGACGTGGGTCTTTAGCAATCTTTTTTTCATGGTTCAATACCACTTCAGCAATCTCAGAGATTGAATCAAGGGCAATTGAATCAAAACTTTTACCCTCATCTGATTCAGTCAACCATTGATATGCTTCCATCAAAGTTTCATAAGAGTTCACTTCTACATAAGGCAAGTTTGCATCTTGGATTGACAGCAATCCACCTTCGGCAGAGAGCACAACAGGGTTGGGCAAAGTAGGGATAAGTGAAGTCTTGCCAGTGCCTGCATTGCCGTATACAAGCATCTTCACACCATTGGCAGATAAGCCACTTGTGGACTTTAGGTTAATAGCCATTTTTAGTTCCTTTTGTATCACTGGGCGGACAATCCGTTTAGTGAGTGTTGATAATTTAACAAATTAAAGTTATGATGTCAAGACAGCATGACAAATTAAATGGAAATAATTATGAAAACACAGGAAGCAGTAGAGTATTTTGAGGGTCGCAAGGCTCTTGCAGACGCTTTGGGGGTATGGCCTCAAGTCATTTACCAGTGGGGCGAATACCCACCTATGGCTCGGCAATACGAGATAGAAGTTAAGACTAACGGGAAGTTAAAGGCAGATAAATAAAATGAAAATAGAATTAGAATCATATGCATTATCTGCTTTTGATGTTTTACTCTGCCCTTCTTGTGGCGAAAATAACTTGCATCAAACTAGCGCATCTGTTTATTTTAGGGATAAAGAAGACAGCAATGAAGGTAATTTTGTTCATTTAAATAATAAATACATTGAAAAAATTGATAATACGCTTAACCCTTCTGATAGAAGAGATGGAATTTTAATTGCTTTTGAGTGCGAGCATTGTGAGGCAGACCCTCATTTAACTATTGTGCAGCATAAGGGCGCTACATATATAGAATGGCTGTCTATTCGTAATTTTGTGAAAGGTTAATTTTTATGACTGACATAACCCACATACTAGGCAAAGCATTTGAGCCACCGTTAGAAATACGACCTGCTAGACCTGAAGATCAATTGCGCGATTTAATAATATCGGCAAATATACTACCCCCTGACGAAATTATTATTGACGGGCAAATTCACCGATTTAAGTCAACGCCTAAGTCAAAAGACAAGTCAGGTTGGTATGTTGTCTATAGCGATGCCTTGCCAATGGGTCGTTTTGGGTGCTGGCGCTCAGGTGTTGAGGGTTCGTTTCGTGCCGACGTTGGGCGCAAATACACCGCAGCCGAAGAGATGTCATTTATTAAGCGCATGGCAGAGGCCAAAGCACTTCGTGACTTAGAGATTAAGGTGCAACGCGAGAAAGCAGCAAACACAGTTGAAATCATTTGGTCTGAGTGCACAGGCGCTCACCCTGAGCACCCCTACTTAAAACGTAAAGGGATTGGCGTACATGGCGCAAGGGTTACGGGCGATGGGCGCTTGGTTGTGCCTTTGTACGATGATGATGGCGAAATATCGAGTCTGCAATATATCTCAGCCGATGGCAAGAAACTGTATCACACAGGGGGCGCTACGGGTGCTCGATTCTGGGTTTTAGGCGAGATGGATAAAACACTATATATTGCGGAGGGTTTTGCTACCGCAGCCACTATTCGTGAAGCCACAGGCAAGCCAGTCGTTATTGCTTACTCAGCATCAAACTTAGTGCCCGTCACAGAAATTATGCGAAAGCGCTATGGTGTTACTCAAGACATTGTTATTGTTGCAGACAATGATGTTAGCGGTGTAGGTCAACGATACGCTGAACAGGCAAGTGCCAAGTATGGGGCTAGGGTAGTGATGCCACCTGAATCTGGCGATGCCAATGATTATGTTCAAGCAGGGCATGATTTGCTCGGGCTTCTTGAGCCACCTAAAGACGATTGGTTAGTTGCAGCAGATGAGTTTTGCGCTAAACCAGACCCGATCTCATGGCTCATTAAGGGTTGGGTGCAAACCGATGCGCTGATTATGGTGCACGGGCCAAGCGGGGGAGGTAAAACTTTTGTCGTACTTGATTGGTGCTTGAGAATTGCATCGAATACACCAGAATGGTTTGGTCAAAAAGTCAGATCAGGTGGTGTAGTTTACTTAGCTGGCGAGGGTCATCACGGATTAAAGGCTCGTATATCGGCTTGGAAGCACAAGCATGGCGTTAAACAGTTGGATATGTGGCTATCTAAAGACGGGTGCGATTTAAACACGCCTGCGGGGTTTCAACGCGTTTTAGACCATATCAGGCGATTACCTAATAAGCCTCGCGTCATAGTAGTGGATACACTACACCGATTTTTGGCGGGTGACGAGAATAGCGCACAAGATGCTAAGACGATGCTAGACGCTTGTTCTGCACTTATGGCTGATTTTAATTGCTCGGTGATACTAGTGCACCACACAGGCGTATCAGCAGAGGCACAGAATCGAGCGCGTGGTTCAAGTGCATGGCGTGCTGCTTTGGATATTGAGGTGTCAATTGTCCCTGCTAATAATGGTAGCCCACTAGAGATACACCAAAGAAAGTCAAAAGATGCTGAGTTGTCTACCTCTTTATTCGCTGAGTTAGAGCAAGTTCAGTT